TGGATGGGGAGCGCATTGAGGGGCGGCGGTGGGTCCACCTACCCGCTCAACCCATCAAACAGCCCGTTCACCGGGACTCAGGGATCGAACTACTCCCCGATGGCGAGCGGGCCGTTCCCGTCGATGCAGCGCCAGAACTCCGGTCCGTTCCCGGCCTACTGACATGCCCGACTTCACAGGTGGTTACACCAGCGCGCTCGATTCCGCGATGCGGCGGAAGTTTGAGCAGTCGCAGATCGACCTGACGCAGGAGAGAATCGAGGAGGACCGGGCGTACCTGGCCGACCTCGAGGACGCGCGGCAGCAGAAAGTGAAGGATGCGGTTGCGACGCTGACCGCCTACGGGGCGATTCCGCAACCTCCGCAACCAGGGCAACAGCAGGGCATTCAACCCCCGATGCCGGGGGACGCCTCGCAGCCGCAGGTGCCACCTCCTCCTGCTGGAGCTCCACCGATGGGGGCGCTCGGCGGGATGTCGCCGGTCCCCGGCATGCAACCGCCCATGGCACCCGCGGGAATGCCACCGCCGATGCCGCAGATGCAAGCGCCGCCATCCCCCGGAACGCCAGCGCCGGCGCCCGGAATGGCCCCGCCAGCCGCACCAATGGGCGGCGGTGGGGGTGCGCCCGCCCCCGCGGCGCCGGGAGCGCCACCGATGCCCCGGGGTGCGCCACCTGCCCAACCAGGCATGTATCCACGCCCCGGTGGCCCGTTCAGCGGGGGGCCGGGTGGTAGCGGAGTCCCTCCCGGCGGTGGCGCAGCCGCTGGTGCCGCTCCGCCCGGAACCCCACCCTCTCCGCCGCCGATCACCAATTCGATCACGTCCATGATCGCGGCGATGGACAAGAAAAAGATCGATCCGGTCACGCAAGTCCGCACGCTTGAGAAGATGATCCCGATGCTCAAGGCGCAGGAGCAGGAAGCCTTGAACCACCTGAAGGAAGAGGCTGCGGTCTACACGGCCAAGGCGAGGGCGGAGGTCGCGGAGCGGCAGCGCATCATCGCGGAGCGCGGCAAGGGTGGCGGCGAGGAAGAGCGGCTCATCGCCATGCTCGACAACAAGGATCTCTCGCCGGAAGCGCGCAAGCATGTGCTCGAGCGGCTCAAGGTGCTCGAGACGCTGCCGAAGTCGAAGCAACCCGCTGCAGCTGGCGGCGGTGGCGAGGGAGAGAAATTGACCCCGGGCGGCATGAAGGTGGCGGAGGAACTGATCCGCGCCGGTCGCCCGCTGCCTGGTGGGTGGAGCAAGGCCGGGATGTCCCGCGGCAACGCGATGCTCAACCAGATGGCGCTCGATGAGGAAGGCGGCGCCGGATCGGGCGAGGTCGCGGGTGGCCTGGCCGACTACAAGGCGAACACCGCGGCCTACACCCAGATCACCAAGGACATCTCGACCTTCAAGCCGTACTCGGACATGTTGCACCAGAACGTCGGCATCCTGGGCGAGCTCGCGGACAAGGTGCCGAAGACCAATGTCGCCTACGCCAACAAGTCGATCAACTGGCTGAAGCAGAACGCCGGGGACAATCCTGATGTGGCCGAGTTCCTGGCGCAGATGCGTTTCGTCCAGACCGAAGCCGCGCGCGTGATCAACAATCCGCGGCTGGTGGGGCAGTTGACCGACGAATCGCGCAAGGAGATTTCCGAGATCGTCAACGGCGAGATGCCGATCAACGCGACCAAGCGGGTGCTCGCGCGTCTGATCAACGACGGCGATCGGCGCATCAAGGCGATGGAAACGCAGCAGGCGGATCTCAAGAAGAAACTGAAGGTTGGCGCCGGCGGCAGGAAGTCGGACGACAGCGTCCGGGCCAAGGTCGAGGCGACGGGAAAGAAGTACGAACCCGACAAGTATGACTACCAAGTTCTGGATGACGGCACGGTGCAGAGGAAGCCGAAATGAGCGAATGGGAAACGATCGGCAAGCCGAAGGCCGACGATTCCGGATGGGAGACGATCAGCGCGCCGAAGGCGGCAGCGAAGCCGCCCAAGGCGGAACCGAAACCGCGGGCGACCCCTGAAGCAACGCCGCCGGAAGACCCCCTCGGGCAGGGACTCGGGATCCCCATCCTCGAGACGGCGGCATCGATGGGCAGCGGCATGGTGGCGAAGCCGATCGGGGACATCGCCGGTCTTGCGGCCACCGGCTGGGATGCGCTGACTGGGCAAGGAGAACGCGCCCCGATCAAGGGGAGCACGCGCCCCATCGGCCCGGAGCAGTTCCGCGAGGACGTCATCAAAGGCCTCACCTACGAACCGCGCAGCGCTGGCGGCAAGATGCTGACCGAGAATAACCCGCTCGCCTGGTTGTCGAAACTGTGGGGCAAGGGCGCGGAAATGGCGGGCGACGTCGTCACGGGCGATCCGACCAAGGCGGGTCCGCTGCGCACCGCCGCCGGTCAACTGGTGCGCTCCGGACTGGAAGAAGCGCCCGGGGTACTCGGCGCCAAGGTGATGAAGGGCGCGCCAGAGGTGGTCGCGCGGAAGCAGGGCGCGCTCGATATCACCAAGGGCGAGCAGGCGATGAAGGACGACGTGCGCCAACGCGCCCAGCGGTCGGGCTACATCACACCCCCCGAGAGTGGGGTGAAGGCCGCGGCGGCAGGCCTCGCCGGGAAAGCCAAGGTCGAGAAAATCCTCTCGGGGAAGAACGCCGAGAACGCGACGCGCAAGCTGGGGCAGGAGGTCGGTGTTCCCGAAGGCCGCGCGCTCGATGAGGCGACCTTCGAATCGCTCAAGGAGGACGCGGGCAAGTCCTACGACGCGATGACCAAGGCGGTCGGCCCCGAGATCCAGGTCACCCCGAAGTTCACCAATGCGATCAAGTCGACGCTGAATGACGTCACCGCGATGATCGAGCGCAACCCCGAGACGAACAAGGGGATGGTCCCGGCGCAGCGCATCCTGCGCGAGTGGGCGCGCAAGGCCGAACCGCAGGCGACGCCCCCGGTGAAGGAGCGCATGCCGATCGAGCGCACCCTCGACAAGGCGATCGGGGAGCAACCCGGTCCGTCGATCGCGCGCACGATCGAACAGGCGTCAGCCGACCTGCCCCACCACTACGGTTCGCTCGCCCCACCGCCGTCGATGCCGACCCGCTTGCCCTCCGCGCGACTGTCGACCCAGGGCACGCTCAAGGACATCCAGAAGTTGCGCAAGCAGGCGAAGGACGATTACCGCCTCGGTCGCGGCGACGAGGGCGATGCCCGGATGGCGGTCGCCAACGCGCTCGAGGGCATGTTCGAAGATGCGCTGGCAGCGAAAGGCAACACCACGGCGCTCGGTGACTTCCGCGCCGCGCGCACCCGCTTCGCCAAGATCTACATGCTCGAGGACATCGTCAACGACGCGACCGGCGAGGTGAACCTGCGGAAGCTTGCCTCGCTGTCGGATCGCCCGAAGTACAAGGGCATCCTCACCGGGGAGTTCAAGACCGCGGCGGACTTCGCCAAGACGTTCACCAAGGCGGCGCAGAAACCGACGGGCGAGGCGGCGCCGCGGCTCACGGTGTTCGACGGACTCTTTACCGCGGGCGCGATCGGCTCGGGCCACATCGGGGCAATGGGCGCAGCTGCGGGCGAGCTCGCGGGACGCTTGGGCATTCCCGCCGCGGCGGAGCGGGGCATGCTCCAGAACCAACGTCCGCCCTACCGCGCGATGGATCTCCGTACGCCGCTGGGCGCGACCGGCGTCGGGGTGACTGCCGAACAGCAGTGAAGATTCTCTGTCTCGACGTCTCGAGCAACGCGCTCGATTGGCTCATGCGCTGCCAGTTGGCGGGCCATGAGGTGATGTGGTTCGACCAGAAGCGCAAGGACGGATCCGTCCGTCTCGCCGGCACCGGCATCGTCCCGAAACTGCATGACTACGACGCGCTCCGCAAGAAGTGGCTCGGCTGGGCGGATCTCATCTTCTTTGCCGACAACGCCCACTATACCGACCTGGTGGAGCCGTACCGCAAGATGGGCTACCCGGTGTTCGGTCCCTCGCCGGACGCGGCGGATCTCGAATTGAATCGCAAGCTGGGTCAGGACGCGATGAAGAAGGCGGGGTTGAACACGATCCCCGGGGTCACGTTCGATGACTACGATCGCGCCGCGGCATTCGTGGAGAAGCATCCGACCTACCTGGTATCGAAGCCGTCGGGCGACGCGGACAAGGCATTGTCCTATGTCGCTGACGACGCCGCATCGCTGGTTCACATGATGCAGGACCGGTGGAAGAAGAACGACAAGTACCGCAGCGACGCCAAGCAACACGGGTTTATCCTGCAGGAGAAGAAGGAAGGCGTCGAGATGGCGGTCGGCGGCTGGTTCGGTCCGCACGGGTGGTCGCGCTGGTGGTACGAGAACTTCGAGTACAAGAAATTGATGGCGAATGATCTCGGCCCGAACACGGGCGAGATGGGGACGCTGTCGATGTACGTTCGCAAGTCGAAGCTGGCGGACATTGGCTTGAAGCCGATGACCAATACGTTCAAGAAGATGGACTACGTCGGGTTCTGCGACATCAGCGGCATGATCGACGCCAAGGGCGAGTTCTGGCCGTTCGAATTCACCATGCGGCCTGGGTGGCCCACGTTCCACAACCAGATCGCGACGCACAAGGGCGACCCGGCGCAATGGATGTGCGACCTCATCATGGGCGAGGACACGCTCGAGGTGGACGAGAACGCGCATTGCGTGTCCGTCGTGATCGCGATCCCGGACTTCCCTTACTCGCACCTGACCAACAAGGAGGTGCGCTCGATCCCGATCTACGGTGACTGGGATCTCGAGCACATGCACCTCTCGGAAGTGATGCTGCAGGACGACGTCCCGGTGATGGTGGGCGACAAGGTGGTGCGGATGCCGCACTACGTTTCCGCGGGCGACTATGTTGCCGTGGTCACCGGCACCGGGGATACGATCGCCGGGGCCAGGCGCAGCGCGTATGCCGCGGTGAAGAAGGTGAAGATGCCGAACGATCCGTTCTACCGTCCGGACATCGGCGTGGGGCGTGTCGCTCGAGGATTGCCGCAGGTGCAGAAACTCGGCTTCGCAACTAACTTCAAGATGGTGTGATCATGGGACGTCTCGACGCCGCGCTCAATTTCGGGAAGGAGATGATCAATGCCGAAGGGAACGAAAGTCCACCGGATGTACGAAGCGATCAAGAGGCGTGGCGCGTCAAAGGGAAAGGCCGCAAGAATCGCGCAAGCAAAGACCGGAACGGCGCTGGCAACTGGGAAGCCGCCAAAGGGTCGAAAATCCCGACGTTCAAAGAACTGACGCACGCGCTGCACAGTACCGACGGCAGCGTCACCGGGGCGTCCGCGCGACTGAAGGTTTCCGTCGGAGCACTCGATGCCCAGGTTCGGACGTCGCGGCAGTTGCAGAAGTACTTGGCGACGATCCCCATCGTCCACGATCCGGTCTACACCAAAGAGCGGCTTGCGCAGGTCGAGGAGGACATCAAGGTCAAGGCGTTACTCTATCGCTCCGATGCGCTCACGGCGTTGCACTCGCTCGCCACGATGGAGGTCAATGCGAACACGAACTCGGCACTTGCCCAGGTTAAACTGCTCGCGGCGCAACGCCTGTATCAGGAGACGAGCGATGCGGGTGCCGGTCCCGGCGAAATCGAGTCCACGCTCCGGATATTGAACGAGAGGTTTCAAGAGGCGGCGCCGCGGATCAAGGCGATCCGCGAGCGCATCGTGGAGTTCGAGAACGGGGCGCCGCGGCTTATCGAAGCATCCAGTTCAACATCGGAATGACGATTGCCCAGAACACCACCGCGAAGATGATGCCGCCCATAAAGCCTAAAATGCTGTACCAGAAGACCTTCATTGGAGCATCCCCAAGTTAGTCGACGGCGGGTTGTCATAGAACGACTCCTGCATGAAGTGGATGATCTGGGCGTAGACGTCCTCCTTCCTGAACTTGTGGTCTGACGCCGTTTCGAACATCTCCGCGATGTCCGTCGCGAGCGCGACCAGCAACTGTGCGTACGCCTTGGTCGAGAGATCCGTCTCGCGCAGTTTGTAGGTGAAGGTGCCGTTGTCGTCCAGATGCACTTCGATGATGGCGCGTGAGCTCATAGCAAGTCCCCTCTCGATATCCATTTCTTGGCTTCCCGCCAATCGTTCTGATTCCGCCCCTCGCGGCGTGCGGCGTATGACCACGCCATGGAGTCCGCCGAGTGGAGCAGCCTGGTGATCAGCGACGAACCGAACGCCGTCGCCTTCAGCCCGAACCCGTGGAGCAACAGGTCGGGCCGTTCCTTTTTTATCGAATAGAGCACCGCGGCGATGGCGCTTGGGTTGCCGTTGCGCTTGCACACGCTCCCCACCCCCACCCACATCCCCGGCTTGAGGCGGTCAGCGTACTGGCGGATGTGCTCGACGTATTCCGACGGCTCGTAGCCTTGGAGCACCGGCAGGATGTAGACCCCGGTGTCCTCGGCCAAGAGCGCGTCGTAGCGTTCGATCGTGAGCCGCTGGTGATCGGCCACCGTCAGACCGGTGCGCTCGAGCATGACGGGTTCGCACATGTAGTCCTGTGCCGCAGCTGCAAGCAGATTGCCGCTTCCCTTCCACTTCCGGATCTGCTCGGCGTACTCGCTGACCGGGTAGGGATAGCCGCCGTGCGTGGCGATGGTTGTGAACGCCCCGCTGTCCATGATCCAGTCCCCTATTTCGAGCGGTGACTTGCGGGTGCGGAGTCGGTTGACGCTGACGAAGGATCCGTCGAAGTGTTTCGTGTCCGCCGGCTGATGTAGTCCGACAAAGAATCGCATGCGAAGGAAAGGGCGGCGATCAGCAGTAATCCCAAGAGGACGATGGCGACCGCCGCAAAGATCTGCAAGAATGCTATGAGCGCCCCGTCAACGCCTGTCCTGCTTGGATGTAGGCAGCGGCCATGCCGTTGGTCTTCACCCCCGGTTTCTGTCCGGTGAGATCCCAGTAGAAGCAGATCACCGCCCATACGTCGGGGTTGTCCTGCGCGTAAGTGACAAAGGGATAGGGTTCTTCGCGCCAATCGTCCGCACCGCCGGGGACGATCATCAATTGCTGAGTGCCGCTGATCGGCACGGTCTGAACTCCGTTGCCATAGTTGTCCCGTCCTACCACGTCGAAGCTGGCGATCCCCGGATAACCTTCGTTGCCATAGATGCAGCACAGTGGCGGCACGATGGGCCAATACTTCGCCGCTGCGGCGCGCACCCGCTGGCACATCGCGGTGACTTCCGGCCCGGTCATACCCGCGACGTCGGGTTCGTCTTGAGGGTAAAGACCGATGACATCGTTCGTGATGCCCCCCGCCTGACATTGCCCGAAGAAGTATTCGAGCGACGCCTGATCGCCCCTGCCGTAGCACCCCAGCATGATCTTCATGCCCAGCGATTGCGCGCGTTGCCCGGCGGACACCGCGTTCATGTTGCCGCCCTGCGGCCACCCGTAGCACCAGTAGAGATCCGCGTGGTTGTGAACCTCGTCTGCCGTCGTCGGAGTGTCTCCGTAGTATCCGAAGTGACAGGTGCGAACCGTCGGACCCGCGCCCAGCAGTTGATCGATCTGATCCATTTCGTGGCGCACGTTGGCGGTGATCTGCTTGATCTGCTCAGTAGGACTCATAGCCTTTCAACCTTTCGTATTTGATGATGTCATCGATAAACTGCTTGCGACCCTCGATGTCCTGCTTCCAATCATGCATTCGCGGATCGTCCTGCTTCAATGCATAGCACGGCCCCCAGCCGAAGTCCTTGAGGTTCTCCTGCTGGATCAAATCAGGCTTCGCTGCCCACTTCGGGCAGTTGACATCGGGCAGCGCGTGAACGAGTGCGAGCGCATAGAAATCAACGTCAGGGTTCACCCGCAATCCGGCGATCAAGTGACCGTTCCCGTAGTGCGTCGCCTTGACGTCGAACGGTCTGCCGTGGATCAGGAGATCATACCCGCCGCGGCGCGGGCCGATGGTGGTGTCGATCGATGGAATGTTGAAGGCGAAGGACAGTGCGAGCTCGCCGTACACCCCCTCGACGTTGATCTCCTCGTCGGACTGCGGGGACTTCTTCCTCGAGGTGACGTCGGCTGACAAGTTGGCGAGGTTGCGAGCGGCGCCCAGCAGGCGGCACCACTCGATCTCCTCCGCCGTCAACCGGACGATCACGTCTGTTGGCGCTTGGCGATGGCCGCATCCACCCACTTCAATGCCCGGGCGTGCGCCGCGGCAGGAATGTCCTGCAGGCGTTGCACCTCCGCCGCGTGCATCAGGTTCTCCACCGGGATCCCGTTGTCCTTGCACAACGTCTCCAGGTCCAACGCCTGATTCATCGTGATGGTGTTCAGCGCGACTGGCTTAGTCCCCGATGCCCACTCCGCGATCCGCTTGCCCGACTCCTCGCTGATCGGGCGCTCGAGGGGGAAGAACGGCTTGTGTTGCTCCTGCAGTTTGATCGCGTGCGGGTAGCCTGGCGCGTCCGCGAGCATGAGCAGGGACACGGTGAACTCGAAGGGCAAGTTCTTCTCGCAGATCGGCAACCACCCGCGGAACCCGGCGGGACCGACCTTCGGCACCACTTCCATCTTGCCTGTCTCCCGGTTCTTGACCATGTCGATCTTCTCTTCCGCCCGGAGACAGATGATGAGGTGCGCCCGGGTCTGCAGCAGCCGCGACACCATCCGCTTGTGCTCGCCCTTCGGCTTTTGCCACGACAGGAGTTTGACCTTCTCGTTGTAGCCCATCCGCTTGAACTCCTCCTCCTGCATGTCGAGGCATCCGCCCTCGCCTGCCCATTCGTGGGAGAAGGAATCGACCATGATGACCGGATAGCCTGCATCGTCCGCGGCCTTGATCGCCTCGGCATATCGCTCCGGGGTGAATGGCGGGGTGAGATCCCCGTGGTCGAACTTGAACATGTCCGCGTAATGCTTGGCGCGGCCTGCCTCGGTATCGATCACACAGAACGGCTTGTCGCTCGCGATGCCGCTCGCGAGCCGCATCCCGGTGTAGGTCTTGCCCGACCCCGTCGAGCCGACGAGGCCGATGATGAGCGAGACGTTCTCGCGGACCGCGGGGCGAAAGGTGAAGGTCATATTTCGTGCTGGCGATGTTGGACCAGCCGGATGTTTTCTAAATTGCGTTGTGAGAATTGCAGGAACCGTTTAAGCAGTTCGCTCCCTTCGTTTACCATCTGTTCTACATTCCGCGCTCGTTCAATTATTCGCAAGGCGCTCACGGTGTTCTTGCGAAGTTCGGCGTTCTCGATTTCTAGTGTCCTGACGCGATCTGCCAGTAGAGTTTCCTGCAGCGTGATAGAGCGACGGCGCTTGACCTTCTTCACTCGTTTGACCGGTTTACGCTTCGCCTTTGGCATGATTATTCCTTTATGGACTATGGTGAAAGTTCGGCAGCATGTACGGCGGACCGATGGCGACGTCGAGCACCCAGACGAACCCGTATACCACCCCGACCCACAAGTACAGGCTGACGATCACTCTAATGATCTTCACCGGAAATCC